GCAATATAAACCCATTGCCAACAAAAATATCTTATCTCTATCTGTCATGAATCTTTAAAGTTCAGGTTTGCGAATTCCCCAAACAGTTCTTTTGCTTTTTTATCATAGGCATGAGCAGCCGCTTCTTCAGTCTTGAATGTTCCTAAATGAATGGGAATCCTATTTATCCTGATTGAAGCATGAATATATTCATATTTTACCCCGTTTATAATGTTCGATGAATAACATACCCCCAAATATTTACAACGTCCATGCGCTGTACAATTCCTATTGTTATCAGCAATAGTACAGTTTCTTATATTTGATCTTTGATTATTCAAACCATTGTGGTCTTGATGATCCACCTGTAAATTGTCAGGTGTTTTCATAATTAACCGGTGCATTTTTATAATCGGATTCCTTCCTTTTTGTGCATAGAATGTATTTCTGCTTTTAGCAGCATACCATTTGAATTGGCTTAAATATTCAAAATCTTCATCGTCAACCTGAGTTGACAATCCTTGTGTAAGTTTAATTTCTTTCATTGTACCATTTATTAAAATAATGTACCAAAAAAGAAAGTGAGAAAGAGTTGGTACATCTCCTTTCATCAGGCAATTACCCCTGACTATCTCACTCCGAAGGTATGAAATATTATTCATTCCCAAATAACTTTTTTATAATATTCTAAATATGCACAGAGCCCAGATGTGCTATCTGGCGCATCATCTTTGTCCTTAGATGTGTTCGTCAAACTTACCATTTGGTCCATAAATAATTTCAATGTTTCATTGGGATCTTCAGGGAAATAAAAATATCTTTTTACTAATCCTGAATTTGCTATAATCCTGCCCATTTTATTAGCTTTGGCAACTACTCCAAATACTTCTAAATCAGGCATCAATTCTCTTAGCCTCCTGCCAAAATATGCACCAAAACTATTTGTCTCTACTGCTATTTCATTTATGTGATGCGTACGAACTTTATTCTGAACTTGTGATTCTTGTATTGTAAGATTACATTGGTCAAAAATAGCATCAAACACATAAATTCTATTTTGGTATATTCTCGCAATTGGCATTGCAAAATAATCTTCTCCTGTATCTGCGCTGTCAATATACCCTACTGTGTAGTATTCCATATTTTCAGGAAACTCCTTGTATCTCTTTAGGCTACCTATCGGGAATACTTGCCCTACTAATTCACTGACCCAGCCACCAAGTACAATATTATCATACTCTTTAGGGTCATCGGTTCTTAACCGTTCATAGTCATTCAAAATGTTTTTAGGTATTCTCTTTTGATCAGCATCCAAATAACTCGAATGAATATACATCACATTATCAACGATACAATTGTCCCCGCCGGTTAATTTTTTCTTTTCAAACAGCTCTTTGAAGATCCAGTGTTCCCGTGTTGTCGGGTTAAGTATTAAAATAGTCAGGTTCCGTTTCGTGCTGGAGCGCATTGAATAAAAAATCTTTTTGAATGTCTTGTGGTCTGGCAGCTCTTCAGCTTCATCATTGATAAAAAGATTAAATCCTGACAGTGATTTAAGGTTTGCCGTTTGTCCCAGGCTGCCGGTTTTTATCCCTTTGAAAGCAATATGGCTGCCGTTATATTCAATATGTGTTCTGGTATCCAACACTTTACCGTTTATACCCATCAAATCAATTTTATCACTGAGCTCAGGCTTAACCGAATCAACAATTGACATATTTGTAAAACGGGTGTAAAGAACGTTCCACCCATAATTAACCAATGCTATGAGGGCAAATATTGAAACAGTGTATGACTTCAGTGAGTACCTTCCGCCGGTGATTATTACGGTGTCAATCTCAGGATGAAAGTTATTGTCAAAGAGTTTAAATAACGGTCTGAATTTTATTGAAACCTCAAGGTCATCTATTGAGTTATTCGGATTCATCAGTGAAGTTTTTGAATACTATTGCAGGGATTAGGTCTTTGCCTCCTGGGCCGGTTAGTTCTGTCTTTTCTGAAATTTTACCGTAAATGGTATCATTGATTTCTTTTATTGCCTGGACATCACCTTTCATTGCTTTATTGATCAGTGCCAGGTTTATTTGATCTTCGACCGTTCCTTTTACATCTTTTAATGAGGGATTTGATTTGTCCTTAATAATAACCCTGACTTTCAGCCACTTCTTTAAAATAGTCGAGCGGTTTTTAGTACCCTTTGGCTTGCCCTTTGGATTTCTGATTTCTCCGGGCTTTGGTGGTATTAAGTTTTGGTTATTCATCTCAAATCATTCTCAAATCAATTTACCATTAATTTTTAACAGGGCTTTCCCCAGCGTCCTAACCATCAGCGGGATTATTACGCTTTTATAATAATCCGACGGCCTCACCGTAACATCAAGCATAACAAGCTCCTGCTCGCATATCTCACCGTTATCAATACCCGGCCCGGCCCAGAACCACGTCCCGCCCCCTATAAGGTCGCCGGCCTTATACTGCCTTTTAATTGCGTTACGCCCTTTCATGCGGGGGAGCGGGGACGGGTGGAATACTAACGTACCAATACGGGGCTCCGATAACTCATCTGCGCTGAGTATTTTTTCATAATCGGGGGCAATATTAAGGTCAAACCCAAAGTATAAATCCGAGTATGAATAAATATCGTGCCCGAGCGTTCAATCCATATTCGATATTTTTCCAACGTCCTACGGCTGCAATTAAATTTATTATGGCAAGTGAATTGATTTGTCCTATTTCTTCAAACCAACCACGAGTAAACTGTAAAGATCCGAATCTATGATATTCGGGATCTGCAGGCGTTTTTTTACAGTCAATAAAAAAGACTTTACTTTCATTGTATAACTCAAAACAACTATCCTGCCCGTTGTATTTAACATAAGTATTAAAATCCAATTTCATAAAAGAAAACACTTCCATTATTGATTGAGTAGTGTATTTCCTTAAATCATTCAGGTCATGCCTTGCAATAAAGTAGAGCGTCCCCGGATAAATCAAAGCATCTGAAAAGATTAAAGTGCAACCGGTAAATGATTTTGTTCCACCTTTTGCACCTCCAAATAATATCTCTTCTGTGATACTATCGCACCAATATTCAGCCGCTTCCATTTGTTTGGGCTGTAATGCTATTTTGGGAATCATACGTCTTTTATAAATTGCATCCCAGTAATCGGGACGGCAATGCTGCCAGAGTGTTTAATTTCCTGCATTGATAACGCTTTGCGCTCTTCTTCTGTGCAGATGAGTTTATAAAGCGAAATTAACTCTGCTGCTTTTTCACCTTTGAATAATTTTGCCCTGATTTTAACCTTCGTTGCAACCTTATTTACCTCAAGTAATTCTTTTAACTCGTTACATTCGTCACTTTCAACTGGATAAAATTCATAGAATGTTTTTTTGGCAATAGGCAAATAAGCCACAATATCCTCGATAAAATAAAGTTTATGCTTTTTTATGACTGATTTACTTTGTTCAAATATTTTATCTCTGTCGTATGCCATTATTTCTTTTTATCAGGCCAAAAAGCCACAGCTGCGATAATTAAACATATCCCGGCCAAAATTATTATCAACTTGTATTCTGTTGGCATTGTTTTAAACTTTAAAAGGGATTGTTTCCACTGGCACAATCCCATAAACCGTAGTTTTTCATTTGTCCCCTGTGCGCATCAGGGTGCATTTAAACACTTTCACTCGCTTGGTTTAATTTATCATGATTCAATGAACCTCGTTTGAGGGATTTCGTTCCCTCTTAACGGTCTAAGCTGCCATTCTTAATGACTGATCAGACATTTTAATTGATTTGCCGTTTATTTTGGCTTATCATTACCTTCATTGATTTATACTTTCCTTTGCTGTCAAAACCATGTCAACCCCGGTTAATAAGGCGAGGGTTAATTCTATAATCTAAGAGGCTGTGTAGGGCTGTATTAAATCAAAATTAACCCAGTTGTGGAGTTGCCCGGAGTCGAACCGGGGTGCAAACAAATTATTCTCTAAATCTCCAGTAATAATATTTTCAATGAACTTTAAAAACAGGGCATCTATTTTCCTATGCTGGCACCCTGTAAATCGAATATGGCTAATATCCTGTTCAAAATTAAACTACTTTTAAATAGAAAACAAATTTATTTCTTACCATATTTTAAAACATACTCTTTTGCAGCCTCTCTGTTTTCAGTCCAATCTTCGCCTGACCAATCAGAAGTAACAGGGCCATTGACTTTATCAATCATGATGCAAATAAGTTCTTTTTGCTCCGGCGTGTCGTCTTGTGCCATTGCGCTAAGAGAATAACCAAGTAGTCTGTATTTTTTCAGTGCTTCGAACGCTTCAGGACTATTATGAAAACAATATCCTTTCAAAGTGCCCCATTTAAGAAGTAAATAATCTTCATTATTTTCCATAGTTTAATTTTTATAAGGTTTCGAAACTTCTTTACACCAATACTTCACTATCAAATGCCTCCGGTTGACCTGCACGATATAATCCTGATTTCCGAGGCTATCAATAGTAACACCCATATAAAGTTCGTCCCAGTCTTTCCCGGCAAGATAGAATCTTGTAAATTCCTGACCGTGTTCTTTCTTCTTTTCCTTCGGGCAAACCTGATATAAATAAAAAGTGAAGTCCTGCGGATCTTTCACCTCAATGATATTATTTATCTTATGCCACTCGATTGAAACGGTATCATCATAACTATAAATCCAGTCAGGCCACAATTGAACATCATGCAGTTTGCATTTGTAGCTGTAATATTTGACTTCCAAGTGAGTAATTGTCTGAGCCTGAGCTGTGCAGGCGAAAAGAAGGAAGAAAAGAATGAATTTTGTTTTCATAGGGGCTTATTTTATTATTCTCCGTATTTAAGTAAAAATTCGGGATTAACACTTTTAAAAGAAACTCTGTTTTTTACTAATTGGCAATGTAGTTCTTTGTCTTCGATCTCAATCAAGGGCCGAATAACAATACCTTCTCTCAAAGTATTATTTAACATACTTTGCCCTTTTGATATTTCAACAAGTTCAAGAATTGAATTAGAAAGTATATAATCATTACTCAATATAGGCACGATCTTTTCGTTTAATTTCTGGCATACTTCAATAAGTTCATCTATATTGCCATAAGTATATTT